GTAGGGATCGCCACGCAAGTCCATGTAAACCATTGCATTAAGATCAGCTAGTTCCTTTTGCAGCATGATGGCCCAAGCAACGCGCTGTTCACTCAGTTCTGGATGACCGTTGTAGGTGCGAATGATGGTCTTAATCTTCACTTTTCCAGCCTTCTCTGACCTTGCCCTTTTCATAAGTTTCATCGCAACGCATCCAAATTGCCTGTTGCATCCAACATCATGTCTATATCGTGATAATCCTGACAGTCCATGATCCAATCCCAATCCGGCTCAATCGCACAAGCCACGTTGACTTCGGTATCCGTGAGCACGGACAGATAATCAATCAGCTCTTCGACGTATCCCACCGCGTAATGCCGGAACGCAGAGACGCGGCAATAGAAATAATCGTCGGCTGGTACAGGGTGGATCAAGTTGGGATGGTGATAGCCGTCAGCGGATTTCATATTTTGTTCAGTCATCACTCGCTATCGCTCACTTTTGTGTTAGGCAACTAGGCCGTCAGCGCGGATTAACCACACTTTGAGTAGTAACATCCTGCATCTGTACACGTCAAACACCCATCCATCATGATGGCTGATAATTGATTGCACTTTGGGCAGAGCAACATCTTTTGTTCAGGCTTCTTCTCCAACTTCTCGGCCAGCATCACCTTTGCGACTTCTGCCAGTGACTCATCCTTCTGATACAGGCCAATCGCAATCAAGTGATGTTCAATGACTTCACCGATCTCAGACACCAGCGACGGCATCCACTTCCCTTGTTTGAAGTATCCGCCTTTTGGATCAAAGACCGATTTTAGTTCCTCAATGAGAAATGTACAATCACCACCCTTGCGAAATACTGCACTGATGACGCGAGTGAGCGCCACAATCCACTGGAAATGTTCCATCGCCTTTGAATTCACGAAGATTTCAAAGGGTTGGCGTTGATCTCCATTCAGAATGATGTCGTTGATGGTGATGTACAACGCATGATCCGACATCGGGGTCTTGATCTTGTACGTTTCACCATACAAATGTTGTGGGCGAACGATGGCTTCGTGCATCACCTCTTGTTCGACTTCTTGTGGAGTGGATTGAGGTTGTTCTGTAACCACATTCCATCCAAAGATCTTCTGGTCTATTTTAGTCATTTATAGTCTCAAAGTGCATATCACGAAAAGCCCAACATCCTGCTTGCCCTATCATCCACATATAGGGTTTTGTGTACATCAACTTGCGTGATAAGCAGAGTGGCATATACATCACGATGAAGTAGCAGATGGCTTGGATGAGTTTCATTATTTAGCTCCGAGCATTGAATTCGTCTTATTGCGCTCGATCTCGCGTGCGAGTATCCACATCAAATAATTGCTGACGCTACGTCCTTGTTGTGATGCTAATTGCTTGACGGCATCCTTGAAGTCATCTTTAACCACTAGCGTGATGGTGCTATACCCTTCTTTCATTCCAATTCCTCTCGATGCCCAACCAAAGAACTTCGCCGTGATACCGCTTCCAGTCCTGCTTGGCGTTCTTGAGGACGCGCCGCGTGCATTCAGGAATCATGCGCCGCGTGCACCCAGGCGCATAAGCCACCTGCGGCTGGCCTTGCGTGACGCCATACACCAGACGCAGCAATCGTTTCACCGTGACTCCGCGCATTTCCTGTCTCCGTGTTTTTGATGAACATATTATACAGTAAAACATACAAACATTCAAGTATTTTTATGTGTAACCTGTACGATATTTTCTATTGATTATCGCAATCAGGCTTGATATAACCACTGCATCTTATGATGCAGGTGATGGATAATGGACGTAACCTTACTGTGTAGTGCGCTCGAAGCGCCTTCTATTGAGGATGCGCTACCCAAGCGGTTCAGCGGCATCGCTTATTCTGGTGGCGTCGTACCAAACTTTGGCTGGTCTGGTGATGTCGTTATTGATCTCAGTACCATGAAGATGCCGACCAAACGGGTATTCGCCCTGATCAATCACGACCCCGACCAACGCGCCGGCGTCCTCTCGATTTCTCAGTCCGAAGATGCGATTCGCGTGGAAGGTGAGTTTCTTGACACCGAAGCAGGACGTTCCGTGGCATCCGAGTTCAAACAAGGTGCGCCTTGGGAGTTTTCTGTGGGCGTTCAGGGAAAATCACGGTCGGTTGATCGTTCCACTCCCGTCACCGTCAATGGCCGTCAGATGACGGTTGACACGATTATCGAAAACGCGCACTTCCGCGAAGTGTCGTTTGTTCCTGCCGGGGCTGATCCTAACACCACGGCGATAGCTTTCTCACTGGAGGATTCCATGAGCGAACCCACTGAAGCCACTCCTGAAGTGGAGGTTAAGCCGGAAGCGGCCACTCCCGAAAGCGAAGTGGTAACCGAGCCAGAACCGACTGCCGAGGCGACTCTTTCTTTCCAGGTGACCAAACTGACCACCGAACTTGAGTTGGCGATGTCTACGGCCAACGTTTTCCGTGAAGAGCGTGATGCCATTCAGGTGCAACTGTCTGCCGTGACTACCGAACGTGATGCCTTCAAGGCAGAACTGGATGCTATCGCCAAACAGAAGCGTGAGGATGAAGTGCGCGCCCTGTTCTCCATCCTGCATCGTGAGTTTACCGAAGAATCGGCTCTGCCCTACATGACGATGAGTGGTGATGCGTTCTCGCTGCTTGGCAATGATCTTCGCGCCTTGTCGGCCACTCTGGAAGTCACTCCAAAGATGGATGCCAACTTGTCGGCTGAAGTTGCTGTCGGTGGGGCTGCACTTCCCACGAATCCACTGGATCGCGCGGTCGCTGAACTGCGCCTGGCGACTCCTTCTTTAACTCAGGAACAGGCGATGGCTCGCGCCCTCAATGCCAATCCTGCTCTTTATGTTTCTGTTGTGTGAGACTCCATCATGGCTACTTCTGCTAATGTCTTGACCTACACCCGCAAGTCTTCGGGTGATCTGTCGTCCTCTCAGTACAAGTTCGTCAAACAGGCCAGCACTGGCCGCGTGAGTGTGTGCGGCGCTGGCGAATCTGCGTTTGGCGTGTTGCTGAACGATCCTTCGGCCATCGACCATGATGCCCTTGTTGCCATCGGCGGCGTCACTCAGGTGATGGCTGGTGGCACCGTGGCGATTGGTTCGCTGGTGCAGTCCGACTCTGCGGGCCGGGCCGTTGACTCTGCGGGTGGCGTCATCCTGGGTGAGGCGGTGAGTGGGGGTTCGACGGGTTCCATCATGTCCATCGCGCTGAAGCCGATGGCGGCTGCGGGCTACGTTTACAGCGCGACCGCGACCGACATCCAGACCGCTACGGTCACGGTGACGACCGCTCAACTGCTGGCCATTCGTGCGGCTCCTCAAACGTTAGTACCGGCTCCTGCTGCGGGTTATGCGAACGTCCTGGTCAGTGCGGTTCTGTTCTATGATTATCTCTCGGCGGCTTATGCTGTTGATGCGGCTGACAATCTGGAAATCCGCTACACCGATGGTTCTGGCGCTCTGATTGCCACCATCGAGACTGATGGCTTCCTGACGTTGACTGCCGATGCGGTGCGCTACATTGAGCCAACCACGGCTGCGGCCATCGCTCCTGTTTCTGAAGCGGCCATCGTGTTGACCTGCGCCAATAGCGAAGTCCTCACTGGCAATAGCCCGCTGAAGCTCAAAGTGTACTACCGCGTCGTCCCGACCGCGTTCTAAGGTGAACCATCATGAATCCTACTGTTGCTGATTCTCATGTGAATGCTGCGCTGACCGCCATTTCTGTGGCCTATGTGCAGGATCAAACTCGCTTCGTGGCCGACAGGGTGTTCCCGGTGGTGCCCGTTCAGAAGCAATCCGACCGCTACTACATCTATGATCGTGGCGATTTCAATCGTGACGAGATGGAACTGCGCGCCCCGGGTACTGAGAGTGCGGGTGCTGGCTATCGGCTGGACAACACTCCGACGTACTATGCCGCCAAGTATTCGCTGCATAAGGATGTCCCTGACGAACTGCTGGCCAATTCTGATGCGGTTCTGAATCCGATGCGCGATGCCACTCTCTTCCTGACGCAGAAGGCCCTGCTCAAGCGCGAGAAGATGTTTGCCACTAACTACATGGCTGCAAACTGGACATCCAACTTCTCTGGTGTCGCCAGCGGTCAGTCGTGGTCGGGAACGACCATCCTTCAGTGGAATGATGCTAACAGCACTCCGATTGAAGATGTCCGTAAGGCTGGTACCACCATCCTGGAACGCACTGGATTCGCCCCGAATGTCCTGGTCATCGGCAAGCCAGTTTACGATGCACTGGCCGATCATCCTGATGTTGTGGATCGCATCAAGTACGGTCAGACTCCGGGTTCGCCTGCGTCTGTAACCCTGCAAGCTCTGGCTTCCCTGTTTGATGTCGAGCGGGTTGAAGTGATGTCGGCCATCGAGAATACCGCGAATGAAGGTCTAAGTGCGGCTCACTCCTTTGTAGGTGGCAAGAAAGCTCTGTTGTGTTATGCGGCTCCGAATCCTGGTTTGATGACTCCGAGTGCGGGCTACACCTTTATGTGGTCTGGGCTGATGGGCGGTGCGACTGGGCAGCGGGTGCGCTCATTCCGCATGGAGCATCTGGAAGCAACTCGTGTTGAGATTGACACGGCTTTCGATCAGAAGTTGGTGGCGGCCGACCTCGGCTTCTACATTGCGACTGCGGTGGCTTAATGAGTAAGCAGTTTGTTGCTACCCGTTCAGTGCTACTGGACGGTCGGATGTATCAGAAGGACGAACTTATCGAGTGTCCTTTGACACGGGGTCGCGCTAAACTCCTCATGGCCACAAAGACCATTGAGGAGTACGTGAATCCAGATGTCATCATCGCCGAAAAGGTGGTGACTCAGATTCAAGAGCGCAACTCAATTCGTCCTGCAAAGGCTAAGCGAGTGAAGGGATGACCTACATCATTGAGGACGATCTGATCGCTGAGTTTGGCGATGCAGAAATGACGCAGTTGGGCTCCAGAGATACGGATGCCATCACGTCAGCCATCGCTTGGGCGGAAAGCCTTGCTGATGGGTATCTGCATACGGCTGGATTGACCGTTCCGGTTCCAACGCCATCGGATGTGCGTGGCGTCCTCTGTGATATGGTTCGCTGGCGTCTCTACGATGATGCGTTGACCGATGTAGTGACCTTGCGGTATCAGTCGGCTATGGACTGGCTGAAGGGCATCGCGAATGGACGCATTGTACCGACTTGGAATAGTGCGACGACAGGTGGTTCAGGTGGCATTGCCTACTCTGAACCCACGTCTTGCTTTACTGTGATGCCATCCTGGTAATGCTATGAGTGCGCTTCCTTATGCCGTTGCGGATGCCATCTCTGCTCGTTTGCAGTCCAGTCTGGATGCGAAACTGCTGCTGGATGCGACGACGTGGACAGGGACAGCGATTGTGAGAGCTGATTCCATTGGACGGATGCCACGCAATATCCCTCGTGCAATCATCGTGATCCCCAATGGGGTTCGAGTGGATGAGCAGCGGCATCGGCAGGCTGCCATCACTGAAGAAGTGGTCATTGTTGCGGCAGTTAGGGACGCCAGTACGCAACTCACGGGCGAGGCATCGCAAGAAGCGGCAGGCCCAGTGCTGAATTTAATCGTGGAGTCACTACTGGGATGGATTCCAGGCGACCCCTATTCATATCTTACGCTGGCGGCATCTTCACCACCACCAGATCATGAAAGTGGCTACGGGTATTACCCGCTGGCTTTTGAAACAACTTACGTTCTCAGTGGAGTTCCATCATGAGTGGTCTCATTTGCGCGGGTGATGTCTACCTCGACCAGATCGTCAATAGTGCCTATACTGGCATGGTTGGCCCCATCAACTGCACCAAGTTCAGCCTGTCGCCCGGCAAGGCCGATTCGCTAGATCGCATTTCATATATGCGTGATACCTTCGGTCAAGCACTGGATTCTATTATTTTCCCTGGCGTATCTAGCCTGTCCATCGAAACTGATGATGCGGGTGCTGAAATCCTCAACTATGCATTGCTCGGTACGCTGAGCGACATCGCGGATGCGCAAGGTACGGTGACTGTGGGTGCGCCAGAGTCAGTGGTCGTTCGTTTGGGCCGGTGGGTCAAGTTGGCGAATCGAAATGTGGCTAATGTGGTAGTGACCACGAATGCCGTGACTCCTGTGACCTTGGCGACTCCTGGTGATTATACGATTGATGCGACGGCGGGCATGATCTATGTCCCCATGTCCACCACTCACAATGTCGTTGATGGATCAACCGTCCTTGTGTCCTATGTATATGGCGCTCGGAGTGGTAAACAGATTATTGCGGCCACTCAGAACGAAATCCGCGCCAGGGTTCGGTTGGATGGTAAGAATCTGGCGACACAGAAGAAGGTGGAGATTCTGGTTCACGAAGCCGTGCTGGTGCCATCGGGTGAACTGGATATTGCCGGCAAGAAGTTTGTGTCCTTCTCGTTGAGTGGATCGCTGGTGACACCCACCGGACAAGATGGGCCGTTCACCTATCGTGAAATCACTGATACGGCGTATACGATCTAAGTTATGGCAACTATTGAGTAAGCCATGGCCGACATCATTCTTGATGGAATTCATCTTCCTGGGGATTTGATCTGGGAAGATGAATTCGATTGGTCAGTGGTCGAACGGACATCTGAACCCACTTATAGCTTGGCTGGAGTTCCTATTTTCGAGGAATCCACCAAGACGGCTGGACGCCCAATTACACTGGTGGCCAAGAATGAATCTCGTGGCCCCATCTGGTTGCTGCGCTCGACAGTATTAGCACTTCATGCTAAACTTAACCTACCACTTCATACGATGACCTTAACATTGAGCGACTTAAGAACTTTCAGTGTCTGTTTTCGTGGAGTGGGGATTGAGGCTGAACCAGTCTATCATCTGATGCCACATCAGGATTGGGATCGTTACTATTTGACCATCTCACTTATTACGCTGGCCTAAATCCATGCTACAGAATAATCCAGCAGGCGAACTCGAACTGGCGTTACGCATCCGTGCGCTGGTGGAAGGGCAAAATGCCATCGTTGGATTAGGACGGTCGTTTCTGGACATCAATCGTTCCGTTGAACAGTTGATGTTGGGACTGAAGTCGGTCAGTGGTTCTATCGAGGGTGCGAACAACGAGTTTGCTTTCCTGACTTCGGTGGCTCAAAAGACGGGCTTGGCCATCGAGACGCTGGGTAACAACTACCTAAAGCTCACGGCGTCATCCAAGGGGACTTTTCTGGAAGGCGAGCGCGTTCGCACATTGTTCGCGCAAACCTCAGATGCCTTGATGAAGTTGGGTTCCGACTCCATCAACACCACGCGCGCCATGAATGCCTTGGCGCAGATGATGTCGAAGGGCCAAATCTATTCAGAGGAATTGAAGGGCCAGTTGGCTGAGGCCATC